GGGTTAACTGGATTGATCGCTGGTCGATTGTGATTAACGGCTCCTGTGGTATGACGCCGTTAATCTCGGATATCCTGTGCATGATCTTTAAAACGGTATTCGTCGCCGCCTCATCGCCTGTCAGGGCTATCGGCCACCACCGGGCGAGTAACGTCGTGTATCGTTCCATTTGTAGCCCCCGGATTTGATCGGCCGTCCCTACGTGACGTTCCGCCAGATCGTTCATAGCCTTTTTTAATTGACGATGAACATAAGCCTTGTCGATTGACATATGTTGGGCGATCTGACGTTCAGTCGCCCCGCCCTTATACAGCTCGAGCATCTGGTAACGACGCTCCTCAGTTTTCATTTTTGACCGTACCGACATTAAACCTTCACCGCCTTTTCCCCGGTGTAATCCTCCCAGCGTTTGATTGTTACATCGCAGTATCGCGGCTCGATTTCCATCGCATAGCACCGACGGCCCAGACGTTCCGCGGCGATTATGGTCGTCCCGGAACCGACGAAGGGATCGTATACATCGCCTTCGTGATAGGACAACGGCCGTTGCATACACTCGAGCGGTTTCTGCGTACTGTGACCGCCGTCGACGGCGTCGGAGGATACATTCTTATCGAGCGATATATCCCAAACCGTCGAGGCGTTTGCCGGGCCAATCCACGCGGCCTGACGGCCCTTCCTGACCGCGTACCAGCACGGCTCATGCTGAAAATTATAGTGTCCTCGTGAGATTGCAAAGTGGGGCTTGCGCCACATGACCGACGCCCGAATCTCAAACCCCGCCGACTGGAGTGCCAGTCCCGAAACAATACAACCTGCGGATGATGCGCTCCAGCAATAAACAACGTCGCCCGGAAACAGTCGCCACGCATCCGACCAATCAGTCCGGGTGTCTGCGGTCACCCCTCCTATACGGTTAGCCCCGTAGTTTATTTGACCCTTTGCCGCCGCTTCGATCCTCCAGCTGGGGTCGTAGTCCACGCCGTAAGGCGGGTCGGTCACCATGACCGACGGGGTCTGACCGTCCATTAGAGCGGCGACGTTGTCCTCTGAGGTGGCGTCCCCGCACATCAGGCGGTGTTGCCCCAGACTCCAGATATCGCCCCGCTGAACCGTCGGCTCGTAATCGTCTGCCTCGACATCGTCCACGGCATCGCCCACGTCGAAGCCTTCGTCAGGTGGTTCCGGGTCTGTAATCGTCAACGGCTCATAACCATCTGCCAGCGTTTTAAGTAATGCGTCAACCGTGTCGTTATCAGATGATACCGCCGCCAGTAAATCGGTCAATCGTTCCTCGTCGCGCCCGGCCATAGCCGCCAGCGGGTCGAGCGTTGCCAGCATCAGGTCGGCTTCCGCTTCGTTGATGTCCAGCACCAGAACCGGGACGTTTGAGTCGGGCGTTGTTTCCGCCCTGAGATGGCCGTCGACCAGCATCAATCCTTCGGGCGTTTCCCGTGCTATCAATGCGTCTGCATACCCAACGTCAGCCAACACGCCGCGTAATGCGTCCTGTTGCGCTGACGGGTGCGTTCGCCAGTTCTTTGGGTTCGGTATTAACTCCGACGCCCGGACGCGCCTCAGTTCCTTGATTCGATCTCTAATCTGCATCGTTCCTCCTGGTGTAACAGTATTCGCATAACATCCCACGCGCCCGGCAATCCTCCAATCCGCCGCCGATATGCGTTCCCCCGAAGTATAGTCCGCAACTCCCGCAGCATGGATGTTCGTCCTGTAATTGATACGCCCGTTTACCGATCCGCCCCAGCCCCGATCGTTTCCGCCATGCGTCCCCGGATGGCCGACGTTCCATACTGGATAACAGGTCGTCGACCTCGTCGCAAATCCCGCAAGTCGGCAACGGCCGTGGCGGCGATGTCGGCGACTGGCGCGTCTGGCGGCTCACGCTGATAGTCCATTCGCTGACAGCCCAGATACGGCGTCGACGGCTTCGAGGCCCAGTGTCGCGAAAATTGCATCGACGTCGCGTGGATAATGCCACAAAAACGACTCGATGTGGGGCTGTTTGGACAACGCTTCGAGCCATTCTAACTGTGCCGCGGTCGCTTTGCCAGGACGTTTCGGGCGGTCGAATTTAAGCTCCGCGATAATGATCCGGGGGCGTGGTTCGGTGCGGCATATAACAACGTCTGGCCATCCACTGTCGGAGCGTTTCGATAAATGCGTATGATAAAAAAGCTCCCAGCCTGAAAGCTCGGCGGCCGTCCGCACCAGCTCGAGGAAATCGCGTTCGTTGTTGATCGCCTGTCGAAACATCTCGCCTCCTTCGTCAACGTCCGACGCTTACGCTAACGTAAGACGTCATGTATTTGACATACCCCCCCCTAAAGGGGGGTATGTCAACGTCCTCTTATCTTTAATAAAACCGTCATGGTTGATTGTCAACGTCAACAGGTTGACTGTCAACCTTCGGGCATGGTTGATTGTCAACATCGGATAGTTGACTGTCAACATCAACGCGGGAATTTTTCCTCTATGGCCTTCATGGTTTCGCGGTCGAGGAGTTGCCGGGGCTTGGGTTTTTCGCGGTCGATGACAGGCACGTCGAGTCGCCAGAATTTCTTATTATTGATGTCGAAACCCCTGACGACTTTTTTGTGATGCAAGAATTGACCTCGACTTCCCACCACTATGGCCCTGTCGCACAGGGGGCAGAGCTTCCTGGGACTCATATCAGGCGACGGGCCTGAAAGGCGGGATACAAAAAACCCGCCTTTCGGAGCGCGTTTTGTACTCTGCGGGCATTGCCCCGGAAACTCCCACGGGTTCGGAACAATCGCGGCGGTCAAAGATAGATTAAACCTCCCGAACAATGTCACCGCGTACGGGCCGAATTTCTTATGACGACGCCGCCTTCGCGCCCCGGCCTTACGGCCCATGAAAAATCTTTTTATCATCTGTATCATTCGTCCCATTCGAGTGCCTTTCTCTTAGCTTCCCAATTCTCCACCAGTGCCTCTTCAATCAGGTCGGTAAGTTCTTCGATTGTGAATCGTTGAAGGGATGCGAATTTGGGGTCGTCGCTGTTCAGTGCTTTGCCTGCCATCATCACAGCACCAATTCTCACTGTCTCCCTAGTGTCATCGTCTATGCTCCACGGATGTTCTAGATTATCCGATATGCTCATTCTGCCTCCTCTCTTAATTTTCGTATAGTTTCGATTAGATCGTCGCATTCCCCGGACATCCAGAACGGGTCGTCCGACGGGATACTCTCGAGGGCTGCGATGATCATCTCGTGCGTCCCCTTATGACATTTACACCGACAGGCCGAAACCGCACAGTCGAGATGCCCGGCGTCATGGCAATGACTAAACGGTCTGAGCGATCGCCCCATCAGGAAGCCTTCATTGTCGGAACTTTCGTCGTCGCAATGTACTAAATATCCATAACCTCGCGGCGCGGAATTTTCGTCGTATTTCATCGTATCCAAACTCACAGTAACGCCTCCTGGACGCCGTCCTTCGATATCGGCCACCACGTCGATTGCCTCCGCCCGCTGGACTCCCAGACCCGGACGTCGCCCGCGAAAATCATTCCCATGTTCTTTAAATCACTGATGCGTTTGCGCGTTTCCATTTGGCCCAGTCCTGACGCGTCCCCGACTTCGCCCGTAGTAAGCCCCGGTTGCGATTCTATGACCCCTAAAACGACCGACGCATGGGTTGCCCTTGACCCGTCTTTATTGATGGCCTCCTCCGCCTCAAAACTGGTCTGAGGATTGCCCCGGCGGCTTACCGCTGGCGGACATACCGACCGCCCGTCACCGCTTGAAAATATTGTCATAATTCCCCCCCTGAGAAGGCGGGACGAGCGTTATCGTCCCGCACTCCTTGCACCGATAAATTTTTTTATTCGATCGCTTTAATTCTTTAACCACGGTGAACCGTCTGCACCTGTGGTTGTAATACGTGTCGGGCCTCATCGGCAGCGCGTACATTTCCCGTCGGAGATGTCCCAGGACTCGCATTCGGGACACGTTTCCTCGAATCCCGTGTATTCGTTACACGCCGCGCAGATCCCGTCCGCCGACGAATGCTCCTGCGCCCCACAACAAACGCTCAACAACGGCAATTCCTCCGCGACAACTGGTTCGTTTATATTCGGCATATGCCCTCCTTTTTTTGTTGTTTATATCCTCGACGCTAATGTCCTGAACGCTAATTCCGCCTGATGCGGGACGACCGCATTTCCCAAAGCCATTAGAGAAGCCACCCTATCCTCGACCTGCCCAGCATCATCCATTCGACGAACCGCGGGTTCAACCTCATACATTTGTGGTCGTGCTGGTGGCTCGTGTTTGCACGTTGCCGGGGCGAGTTCTGGGAACTGTTCAATAATTTCCTCCCATGCTGGGTCGTTTGGGCCGGGCGGGAATTCTGGGAGTTCGGGTCTGTAGATATCCCCTTCTCCCCTCCTCTCGACTTGCTCATCTTCTCCCTGCCCGGTTCCCCTACTATCGCAGGGTGATTGCTCAGTCCCTGTTGTCCATAGTTCGGCCTGTTGGATACCTTCTCTGCTTCCGCTACTGTCATCGTGGGCCAGTTCCTCGCTGTATTCCCCAACTCTACTTGTCCGTTTGGTCCTGCTCTCTCCGTACTGGTTGGCGTGGGCCAGTTCGTTGCCCTGTCCTGAAGGTTCAGGGAATGGCTGTCCGTCCCATCCTTTGTCTTCCTTCTGCCCGTGTCTGTTAATTCCATGTTCGGGTGCGAGACTTCCTGAGTTGTTGGCGTGGGCCAAGATGAAGACTCGTTCTCTTCTGTGACTTGCACCGATTTCAGCGGCGGTGAAACAACCCCATTCCGCATCGTACCCTGCTTCGGCCAGGTCTCCGAGAATGGTTCCAAAGTATTCGTGAGAAACGAGACCTGGTACGTTCTCCATGAATGCCCACCGTGGTCGTAGTGAGCGAATGAGTCTGATCGTCTGGGGCCAGAGGTTTCGTCCCTTTTCGTCAAATTCGCCTTCGCCCTTACCTGAAATGCTCCACGGCTGACAGGGGAACCCGCCGATAAAGCCATGTGTTTTTCCAGCAAAAATTTCTGCCGGGAATTGCTCAATGTCAGAAAAAATCGGAGCAGATTGTAAATACCCTTCGAGCATTCTTTGCGCCAGAACGCGGGCGCATGATGCTTCCCTTTCAATGTAAGCGATTGTGCGAGTTCGGATAGCGTTTCCGACCCCAATGTCGAGGCCTCCGATTCCTGAAAATGCGCTGATGACGGTATGTATACCCACAAATTAACCTCCTTAAAAATCCAACTGGGACAATTCCCAGCGGCCGTCGTTAGTTGCAAACCGATCGTCCCTCGACAAGGTCTGGGTAATCGTGTTTTTCGATGTTAATGTATCGGCCGACGTATCGTTTAAATAGTCGGTTATTTCCTGGGTCGACATCGCCCCCTGTTCCTCGATCAATAATTTTGCACGGTCGGCGTTTCCCTGAGTCCGGGCGTGTAACGTCCTGTTCTCCTTGATGTCGATTGTTTCCATCAAACAGCCCTGATCCCAGTTGATCCGAAACGCCCAGTCCGACGCCAGTCGACCCATGTTCGTTTTCCTGTGGGCCAAAACAAAGTCCGTGTATGTGGCGTTTTTTTTCTGGTCGGCGATCAGCTCGAATGTATCCCGCGCCCGATCCTTCCAGACCGTCGAACCGAACGGCGACGACGAGGACGCCGATTTCGCCCCGGACGACTCCTTGGTCACATGGGCAATGATAATCGTCGTTAGATCGCGGCCAGACGGCTTTATAGCCCTTAACGCTGTAAAGAATGATTGCGACGGCGCGACCTTTTCCGCCTCGCCACCACAGGCAGGGATCGCGGAGTCGATCAGGATCGTTCCGATGTTCAACCGTGATATCTCGTCGGACAATGTTTTAACGTTATCCTGTAGGCTCCCGACCATCTCCTTATAAAAGACCATGCGACCCCGGACATCGCCGACAGGGGCGTCAGCACACTTCGGGTCAGGCCAGTTCCCCGGTAGGATGTCGCGGCCTCGAAGGATGTCAAGACCCCGCCATCGGGCAAGCTGTTCGTTTGTCTCCCAGTCCAGCCATAAACAATTCTCCTGACGAACCGACCCCGCATCAATTTCCCGCCCCTCGCGGGCGTCTGGGATCGGCGTTCCGCTGTGGATACTTTGCAGGATATTCAGACCCAGTATGGATTTCCCGATGCCTCCCGGCCCGTAGATGATAGTCGGAACAGACCGCCATAAAAACGACTTTTCTTTATCGATTCCTATCATCTGGATCAATGGTTCGGTTTCGGCGACCGAATCCAACGCGACTGCCGGGCTACCCTCCTCGTAGGCTCTTTTGACGAGGCGCGTTAACTGTAAAAGCCGTTGTCGCCAGTCGGGACGCATCGAGATCGACTCGAGTTCGGCGACGACGTTCCGCCATGATTTGGTAATAAACGTCCGCACCTCGTGGACAAACGGGTCGTTCAATGACCCGAAATCCTCGATCGTTATAGTCGCCTCTATATGAGCTTTTGACTTTTCTAATTCCCCGCAAGTTATCTTTACGCCCTCCGCCCAGTCGACAACGAAACTCGTCCCCACACGCTTAACGACGGGTATTGTTAGTTGATCGTTCATAACGGCGCACCGCCCATACGTCGACGGGGCTTCTGTGATTGATCGGGCGGCTTTTGTTCAGGGCGCGACGTCGCCTGTTTGCCCAAACCGATATCCCGAATTTCGCCCATCAGGTCGTTTAATATCCCGCCGAAATCCTGAAGTTCCTTGACCTGTTTTGTGATTTGTTCGTTCTGCTTGTTTTCGCGACCGATCCGATTTAATGCCGCTATGCGTAGGCAGAACCCGTCCCAGCCCATATGACGCCCACTGGGACGCGTTCCGCCTTCGTCGTCAATCGTCATGTCGTAATCGTGAATATTGCAGACACTCTCCGAACAAATATTTCCGCCTACCAATCGACTGCCGCCTTAAACAAATCGACCAGACTCGCCGCCGTGTTCCCGTCCGCCGATAAATACGTCGCGGAATCCTCGTAGCCTTTATTGCTCAATATCTGTTTTAAGTTTTCAGCCGACCAGCCGACCGGGTCGTCCTTTTGACGTTCTGAAACATACGCCCTCATGTCTTTTTCGTTCTTGATCTGCGATCCCGCGTCCTTCGGCGTTTCGTCGTCCCTGACATCGACCACAACCGCCCCTTTTTCAACCGCCGCCTTGACCATCGGGCTATCGATTACCTGGCCCTCGAAACGGTCAAGGAAACGCTTGTTCAGATGGTCGGCTATTAACGACTGATTATCTAAAAGCGCGTATATATCCTGATCCGCCGACGACTTGGACATCTCGACCACTACCCGCAACGCCTCGCGGTCGTTGACCGCCATTGCTTCGGCCCTGAACTTTGCCGCGTAGTCGAACGCCACCCGGCCTGAATTAACGGCCCCCACAGCCCCTGTGGCGGGTTTTACCGTCTGACTGGTAGTTTGTACCGTCGCGGCAGTTCCGCCCGGCTTAAACGACAACATCGACCATTCGACCTGCCATGGGGCTTCCGACCCGTCGATCTGATTCGTGTCAAACGTGCCGTCCTTGACGAACCGCGCCTGTCTTGACGTCGGGTTCATAACTGCCGTCCCTGCTTGTCCGACCAGCGGCGATCCGCCCTGGGAATCCGCCCAGCGGACAAACCGAAGCGGATTTTTTAAATCAAACCCGCATAATTCGCCGATGACCTGAACGTCTAAGGCCGAGTGATCCTTACGCCCTGTGTCGACGACGACAATCTCGACCCCTGCTTCTGCCTGTTCTATGAATCTAGTCACTAAAGTTCTCCTTCACTAATGTTGCTCCGCGCTCCGCACGAACCCTTTTCCTCAACTCTTTTTCATACCGACGATACGCCCGGCTGTCGTGCCTGATGCCTGTCGGCAGTGGTCGTCGGGTAAACGGCTTGCGAATCAATATGGCCGTTCCCCATGGCGTTGACTGTTCCTTCGTTTGTCCCAGCGCGTTTTTCTTGAGTAGCTGGTATATTCGCGCTTTAGTAACGCCCAATGCTTCGGCCGCTTCGGCTACCGTTCCCCAATTGTCCCGTACCATTTTTATCACCTCCAATCTGTAAAAATATGCTTCTCAATACTATCACAGGTGCTATACAACTGCATAGCACCCCGCCAGAATTCGGACACAAAAAAAGCCCCGACCCAAAACGGGCCGGGGCGTGTATTCATTCTTTCTTATATAGTTAGTGGGTTCCGAAAGAAAGCATTTCCTCTACTACTAATCCTCCTTCTTTTCGTCGATGTCGTTTATAAAATCCTTAAAGACCTGACTGTCGTTGAAGTCGGGTTCCTGAAGCCTATCTAACAGCCCCCAGCCGTCGGCAGCGGCGATGAATGCGTCCCTTGGTATAACAGCCATCAGTCGCTCATCTGACATCATTATCGCGAACGGCTCGTCGCCCAGGTAACCAAACATGAACTCGATCATCCGACCCGAAAACGGTTCCTGAAAACATAGCTTCGGGCCTTTTTCCAATCGCTCAAAAAATCGATCCTCCTCATTCATTGATAGCCTCCTGAACTTTGCGGACGTGCAGACAAAACGTCCGCGTCGTGTTGATAGTCGGCAGACACTCATTGCAGACCCAGCCGAAGTCGTATTTGTGGACAACGACCGACGCGCTCGACGCTGTTTGCCCGACCGGGATCGGGCCGTCGGGCTGAACTAAATATGTCCCCTCGATCGGACACGTAATAATAGTCATAACTCCTCCTTGATTGTTAACTCCAAACCCATCTGCAACGCCAGTCAAAAAGTGTTAGCCCACAACTGCATTTTTGCGCTATTCCCTGTGAGTCCTTCGATGCTGGCCGCCCTGATCCATCAGGTTTAAACCTGTGGCCGTTCTTGTTTCGTTTTATATGTTTCATTTTTATTCTCCTTAACGTTCGGACACTTTAATCGTTAGATATTCAATTGTCTAGATGTTTTCGGTCGATCATTCACTCGTCTGAAATAACTTTTTTGATGGCCGATTTCATCGCCTCAAACTTGAATGAACAGGCCCAAATGTCAACAATCACGGCGGCTGTACTAAGACCGCATGGCCCGTACATCTCAACGGCAAAAGCCTTGACTTTTTTGATGGCTTCCATCCTATTGACGTCCACAGTAAATGTTCCGCCTGTTTTCATTGGCATGCACGATCCGACAATCTCCTTCGTGGTTTTATCTTTTATCAGATTGATAACTTGCCCTTCGGTCAATCCTTGAGTTATGTCTATCATCGTTGTTCTCCTTATACACCCTTGAATTTTGACCAGTCGTTCGGACATCTGGTCACGGGCTTTAACAGGGGCCGAAGCCCCTGCCCGTCAGCCGTCTAGATTCGTACAATTTGTCGACACGTAACGACGACCCGCGCTTTCTGTCCTGTCAATGCCTCGATGCTGGGTACACGATAGACTGATTGCCCCTCGACCTGATACGCATCTGGAAAATGTTTCTTCAGTAATGCGAGGCCGTAAGTCGTGCCGAATTCCCCATCTTCGAGTTCAAAATTATAGCGGCTTCCATGCTTCCTAAGTATGTCTTCGATCATCGGAACATTCACGACGCGGTATTCCGCCGATGACCAATCGTCGCCCAGTGTTTTCAGTTCCTCGATCATTCCTAAAGCATCTTGTTCAGTGGCGAATGAATTTCCATCACCGATTTCAGGCGTCCATTCAGTCGACAGATTATCGGTTCCCCTAATTTCTATTTGATATGTCATCGTCCTTCTCCTTATATACACCCTTGATTTTGACCAGTCGTTCGGACATCTGGTCACGGGCTTTAATCGGGGCCGAAGCCCCGACCCGTCAGCCGTCTTAATTCTTATTGCGATTGCGCGTGTCCCTTGCCGCTTTTTTGGCGATCGCAGGATCGGTTAAAACATCAGCCACATTTTTGGTAATTGAATCGATGATCGCCTGTTGGTCTGCGATAAGTGCATCCAAGTTGACGCCATCGACACCTTCAAAGTCGCGTATAAATTCTTTTAATGATTCAATTTTAGAACGCGCTTCATGTTTTTGTTGAAGCTCCAAATCAGTTACCAGCACCCAGCCCTCGCGATCCTGTACAAAATTAGAGGCGCAATCGCGAGCGTACCAGTCGCCGCCGAAATCTGATCGGCATGAGTCGTGAACTGCTTTTCCCTGTGCTCGGCCCTTGAAAAAAGCGAGGTCACCGTCTGCGATCAATGAACGGCATATCATGCAACGACGGCGGTTAACCGTTTGCTGTTCATAAACTACAGTAAACTGCATTTTCCTTCTCCTTATACACCCTTGGATTGTGACCAGTCGTTCGGACATCTGGTCGCGGGCTTTAACAGGGGCCGAAGCCCCTGCCCGTCAGCCGTCTTATGTTTTAATCGATCTTACTTGCCGCGCTGCGTCGTGCGCTCCTGTTTCTTCCAATACCGCCGCCGCCCGCTCCAACTTCCATCTAAGCTGACTGGCGGTTGTGATTGGGGCTTCAATCTCGCATCCGACCCTGTGGAAAAAGGTTTTGAAATATAGGCTATAAATTCCGCCGCATTTGCATTCCATTGTTGTTCTCCTTATATATAGTGGTTTCGGCCAGTTACTGACTGGCTCTAATTCATACTGGATAAGTTTCCAGTGACCGTTAAGCCCGCCAGCACCCTGCTTCCAAACCGTTCCGTTTCCGTACTGAGTTTCCTTCTGGCGTCCCCGCATCCTAGTTTCTCGTCCCTAGCAATCTTGAGGTTTTGGTGTTTGGTTCCTAGTGGCTTTTCGCTAGGTCGTTTTGTTTATGAGATAAATATACCACGGTGCTATACACCTATCAATACCCTAGCGTATCTAAAACAGGGCAATCTGACGCTATTTTAGGCAAAATGGGCAAAAAAGGCGAAAAAAGTTGTTGGAAAATGGGCGGAAAACCGCCGAAATAAAATCGGGATCGTCGTTTTGTATCTAAAATGGGGCTTTAAATGAGGACGGGCGGAGGGGAAATTGCAATATTTGTGTCCGCCCGCCCTCAAAAAAGGAGAACAAAGCAATCGTATCACATATCTTTACCAGCGTCCCAGTGTTCGACGCACCAGCCGTTGGCCAGCGGCGCGACGAACGTCCTGCAACGATCAGAACCCCGGCATTCGCCGACGGTTTCGATCGGGAGATTCGGCTCAACCCACGATGGCGGAAGTTTTGGCCTGACACGTTTTACATTCGCCGATGATACGTTTAACAGTTCGCGTGGAATTCCTCGTCGTGGCATAACGCACCGTCCTTGATTCCTTCTTATCCCGGCAACGTAAGCACCAGACCTGATGCGTTGCGCCCGTGTACAACTGTATTAAATACTTGAGCGGGTTCATTCGGACTCGAGAACTTTCATACTAACCCCGCCCAAAAAACCGAATATGCCGCCGATTACGCCCGTGACGATTTCGGTCGCTTCCATTTTCATTCCCACATATAAAGCGACAATCGAAAACACTGTCGCGCATAATAGCGAAACCAGAATTTGAGGTCGTATCGAGTTAAATTTCACAGCCCCTCCTTGTTATCAGCCTGACGGCGCGTAATCGCCCACAATGCGCCCAGGATGCCCATAGCGGCCAACGCGACCGCCTTCGGGTGTCTATGTATGATTCGCTCTATTATTAACCGCTTCGACGCTGTATTCAAATCCTGTGTCCCCGTTTGACGGTCATTGTGCGGACGGCTCTGCGATTGTGACCTCGACGTTATCCTCGATATTTATGTTCGCACCAGTCACGCTCGTGGCGACTGCGAACTCTTTTGATGAGAAGCCGTTTCCCATTCCTATCTCGTTTTTAAGGATGTCGAGCGTTCCGACTGTCAATCTTGACAGGACGCATTCGCCCCCGGCCGTCCACAAATTCCGCAGTGTCAATTTATCAATTTTGCCGTTAGTCGCGCTCGTCGGGGCTTGTATCCATAGCCTGTCATATAGCCCGCCGTTCGTTTTCATGGCGTCGGCCTGTTGATGCCCCCCGCCGATGGCCCGCATTCTGGACGTACCGGGCGAAGGTGCGATCGACTGGCCGTCGCTGGCGTTTCCAATAATGTTTATTGTGTGCGCCTGTATATCAGTCAATGTCAGCTTCTTGCAACGGGATTTCTCAAATATCAGATGCCCGACCTCGAGGCGCGTATTTGTCCCGCCTGAAATAACATTGCCTGAAATCTGGACGACGTTCTGCTCCCCTGACGGGAGTGCGGAACCCGTGAAAACCGTTCCAATACTTACATTTTCGATTGTGATCTCGCGAACAGGTGTCGATCCTAGATCGATTCTCAACGTGTTGTCGCCCTCGACGTACTCGGTCGGAATGTCATCAGGGGCTAAAAAAATGCCGGGGTCGCCTCGCTCAAATGATCGCTCCGCGAAAACCGTTTCGGAAACCACGACGCCTGTTCCAGCGGTCGATCCGACCGCCAACAATCCGACGGCCATCTGAGGAGAAAAGCCCATCATTCGTAAAAAAGAATATGGGCTTTTGATTATGTTAAATGTTGTTTTCCACTTGGCCGACTCGCTCTGTAAATATTCAACCTTAGCGATCAACCAGTCGCGCCATATTATCGCCCGCTTGTACGTCCTGACAGGGGCTTCCCAGATCATGCGCGGCGTTGCGATTATTATCAGCGCAATAGCCCGAAGCCCCCGGTAAATTTTACGCGGGATATACAGGATTATATTGAGAATGAATTTCAAGATAAACATTAAACCGATACCTCCCGGAAACCTACCGATGACCCAACGGCAAACGCTCCTCCATCGACAGTTCTCTCAACTGTAATAGTCACAGTATGCGCTCCCACAGATGGCGAAGCCTGAAACCCGGCACACATATGATTACTCCCAGTCAATCCCGTTCTGGTTTCAAGCGTAGTAGCATCGAACTTTAATCGGAGCGTATACGTTCCAGTGTCACCCGCTAAAAATGATACGCCCGCATAGCAAACCCATGCTCGACCAGCCGCCCCAGGGGTCGCTGTAACCGTGCTAAGTGTTGTTTCGGTGTCAGTATTCAGCGTCACATAATCGTTTTCGTCTAGCCCGACGGCTTCGCTGGCTGGCGTATGTGTATGATTCCCAGCCGCCGCCGTTGTTGAGGTTGTACTAAGTGTCCTTAAACTGGCAGTCTCGGCCGACGCATCTGACTGCGTTAAATTAACGACAGCCGATCCATACCACAGGATGTCGTTACCGTTTCGCTGTAATTCCCCCGCGGCGTCCGGGTTCGCCGACTGATCAGCAAACGTCAGTGTCGCTAATGCCGCTAATGACACGCCTGACATCGACGCGCCGCCCTGCCCCGCCGCGCCTGTATGTGTATGGGTCGACAGGACATTCATATTGTCCCTGATGTCGACGTTCAGCATTGACGACGTGACGATGTCGTTCGTAATGCCCGTCCAGTCCCTGGGAGTTGTCCAGACCATTATAAAGCTCCTTAATTCAGCGGAAATCTAAACGGGAACTCGTACGCGAAATCCTGACTGATTATCCGCGATAATCGAATCAGTTTCGGCGGCGGTTCCCGCTTCGGTGTTCGTAACATCGGTCGGGCCGTTACTGTAGTGATTCCCATTTAATGCGTATGATTCCCCGCCGCGGCCTGTTGCGCCCCTGTTCCCAGCGTCCTCAGAGTTGCCGTCCCTGCGACGCCGTCGGCATATAAACCGACGACCGCTGATCCAGTGTAGTATACAAGATTATTCCCATTGCGCTGTAACCGCCCCGCCGTCGAGGGATTCCCGCTTTGGTCTGCAAACGTCGGGACTACTAAAGCCGCAATTGAAACGCCCGACAACGTCGCCGATCCATTGCCCGCAGCTCCACTGTGGGCGTGGGCGGATAGAACGTCGAGGTTCGCTTTTATATTCGCGTTCAATAGTGCCGCCGTGACCATTGTCGACGTCCACGATTTCGGCGTCGTCCAAACCATCAAATACCCCCTAGAATGCCGGGACGGTCGACGTTCCCAGAACGCCCGTCCCCAGAACCCAGAATTGACTGTATCCCCCGGATGCGGGTGACAGCATCCACTGGGTCGAATGTTGCGTCCCGCCGTTCGTTACCGAATGCGTTTCCGATTCAATAAAGAAATCGGCGTTGATGCCGAGCTTTGAATCATTGTTAGCCGTAACGGTGATCCTGTCTGATATATCCCGACTCAATACCTGTCCGATGTTGTTCGACGTGCTGGTCGGAATCGTAATAGTCAAAATCTCGACGGGCGATCCATAGATGCTCATCTGGTAGTCGCACCAGTCCTGCGCCTCCGACGTCGTCGGAATGAATGTCGTTTTCGCCGTGTATTTCCGCTCGCCGTATGCCGTCTGCGACGTCGTATCGATCGCCCGGACAATACACGGGTTTTTAGTCGTCACCGCCGTTCCCCGCGCCTGTACTTTAGTTAAAAATACATCCGAACCCGTCGCGGAGTTTGTAAACGTCATTGTCATTCGTTCGCCCGTTTTAGTCTGTGCGACCGTTATATCGGATGTGGAATTTGTCCCCGAACCGTCGGAGGATGTATTCGCCAGATAATCTGTAGTTGCCGCCGGGGTAGTCCATGCGTTGACTTCCATCGCATTATTTGCGGCGTCTGGGTTTGGATAGACCGCCTCAAATGTTTTAGCTTGTCCAGGTGCTAATGTCGGCGACGCCGATCCTGTTTCCGGGTGCGTCCATAGATTCGCAACTGATGCCGTGTCAAATGTTCGGGCCGTCGCCTCGACATGGTTTACAATCGTGCTTAACGGGTCGACCTGATCGATCTGGTTAAATGTATACGTCGCCCCGGATGCGTCGCTGAACGTCGCCTGTGACGTTGTGGACGCCGTTTCTGTGAGCCTGTGGGTTCGGTTTTCAAAAACGACTTGAGCGGTTTTTGATTCCTTGATAAAACCCGCTTCGGCTTCCTCGACCAGACGCAACGCGGCAATTGTTTTTTTCCCGCTCGACCAGTATCTCGAGATCGTTGTTTTCCCCGTGTCCAGATCCCGATCGTCCGCCGATGTTAAACCGACCGCGTCGAGGATGTCCCCGATCGCCTGATCGGTTCGACGGCTTGTCTGTGTCGCGACGTCGGCTTCAAACTGGTTTAAATATCCCAGTACACCGAACGCCGTTAGGGTACAAGTTTTAAGCCCCACAACCGCAGGGGCTGGTAATATCCGATCGAGGTATCCCTGCCACCTGACGCCGTCATTAAACGCGATCGGGAATGTATATGGAAACGATCCCGAACCCGCCGTTACTTTGACCTTGCGTCCTGGGACAATGTTCCCTGTTAATGCAGAGGATGTATTACTGGGCGAATATTTGCCGTCTGTATTGTCGAGGGTCGCCGTCAATTTCCCGGCAATTGACCGGCCTTCAAGAGCTGACGCATAGTCCCGGCCCCGTTCCCATGTCATGTCGAGAACCTCAGAGGTTATGTCGTCGCCCGAATCGGTAAAATCGCCGTCATTATTCCAGTCAACCAGAACCGTATATGATGCCGCCATTAGCCGCCCTCGACTATCGCCTCTGCTTCGACGGTCGCGGCTTTACCGTTCACCCTCTCGAGTTGCAAACGCAACTCCTCGCGCTCGCGTTCGGCGACTATGCGACGCAATTGTTCAGCCGCTAACGGTGATTCGGTGATCAGCCTTGAAAGGTCTGCGTCTGTTATTTGACCGTCCATTAGCTGACTCCCAGCGTTGCGAGCTTGTCCGACATACTTGTCAATTCATTTGTTTTGGTCGTTGCCCCTGCATCTGATGCCGACGCTGAGCCTCGCTTTTTACACTCAGTCCAAAACTGGCTCGTCAACCATGTTTCCCACTCCGCAACCGTGGGGGTAACGTCAGCGTCAGAGTCGTTCTTCCGAGTCGCTAATTCCTGTGCATATGTCCATTGATCGTCAGTCAATGTAACCGTAAAAGTCTGTGCCATATATCCTCCTATTAACTCGCTGCTATTACTGGTTCTGTTGCAAATTCTGCCCAGTTCAATTCGACGTTTACCATAAATTCCGCCGTGCTTACACCCGATCCTGTCAGGTCGATTTGTATCGCCACGGTCTGGACGTATTCGCTTGTCTCTGTGACGGTCATCGTAACGGTTCCGATACTCCTCGTTCCCGATGCGCTTGCCGCAACTGCCGATTCGTAAATCTCAGTCACAGCCGTATTTACGCCCGTGCCGTCACCCCTGATTGTTCGACCAAAAGCGTACTGGAATGCCTTCATTGCGTGTGCGCCAGTGTCGGTGTTAATCCTGTGACCGACGACACCGCTCATAATCGCAGTGTATGCGCCATCATCAGCATTGCCCGATTCGTTTGTTGATGTAATAGTGAAAATATTTGTGGCTGTATCGTCCGCAATTCCTGTTTTGTAAATACTCGCTCTTACAACACCAGCCGTTCCACTAATTGCAATTTCACTCATCCCACCAGCGGCATTGATGACTAAGCGATTCGTCCCATCCGTTCCGATGGCGATTTTCTCTTCTTCCCTGTGGCGAATCAGGGCATATCCAGACCCAGAAAGACCAATGTCAAGACTGTTTGTTCCCAGCGTTGCCCCCGTGGCATCGTTGGTAAATGCCATGTAGTTGGAGGAACTTGCGCCCCTGTGCAAATGTAATTGATAGCCTCCAGCCCCCACGACATGGAGTTTGGCATCCAACGATGACGTGATACCGATTCCGACATAATCCTCCGATGAATCAACGAATAAGGTTCCAGAGTCCCAGTTAAAATCTCCTGTGCCACCAGTTAAGGCTGTTAGCGTTCCCAGCGATGTTATTGCGCTCTGTGCCGCTCCTGTAACGGTCGCCGCTGTGCCTGTTGTATTTTGGTTAAGCGTCGTCACATATGCTGCCCCTATCGCTGTTCCCTGCCATACGCCCGTCGCTATTGTTCCGACGCTTGTCAGGCTCGACGAGGTTATCCCACTGGCTAAACTAGACCCGGACAACGCCGAACCCGCTACCGTTCCTCCGCTATTGCTGGCAGCGTGGGCGTGGGTCGCATTAGACCAGCTTGTTGATCCGATTGTAGGAGTTGAAGTCCACGCTGGAAGCCCTGCCCCAGATGTTTCCATCAGTTGACCAGAACTACCGATAGCCAGCCGTCTGAGGCTACTAGATGATTCAGCATATGGGAGATCGCCTTTCGCCTGTGACTCGAAAACGTGGCCGTCGATGGCCTCCCACTCTGTCTGTGTAAGCTCTGTTCCAACGCTTGAATGCTTTAACGAATTAGCCATAATTAACCCCTAAGTGGTTTGTAGTATACCCGAAAAACCGCCCCGTCGAACGCCGTCGCGGATCGCTTCGCCGACTTTGCGCTCGAAATCATCGAACCCGTATGTCG